GCGTGAATTATCGTTTTCATTTATTCCTCGGTTAAATACGAAAAAGCCCCATATCAGTCTAGAGGATCTAGAATCGCTACTACTGAGCTAGGGGCTCTCACATCTGGCTAATACTCCTGCCAGCCTTTATAAAATGTTTCGACTGAGGGCTCGTGTACTTTAGGAAGATTCTGCTTCCTCACAACGTAACCCCTAGTCTGGAAGGCTTGTTCCCTTCCTCTGATCCCTGATACTCATCTCAAGCCCCGTCACATCGGCCGTCTACGTTTGAATTCTGTCTCATTGAAGATTGTCCCTTAGTCGAACAATCGTGACATCAAAACTCTGTAGGTGACTAGGGGGAAGCAATCAGAGAATCGCTTGCTTCCTATTTTATACGGTCATAATAACTCAGAACATCTTAGCTTTCGTTGGTTGTGAATCTTTTCTCATTCTCTGTATATATTATATCAAAACCAACTGGAATTGTCAAGTCTTTTCTTTTATTTATTTCATCTTTTTTTCTAACTCGTTTCCATAGTAAAAAGAGTCTCCATTATATAAATAGTAGTTTAAAGAGAAATAGAGGAGATTTCGATGAAATTAATCAAAAATTATATAATTTCAGCGACTTTGATAGGTTTGGTAATGATGCTGAGTGCTTGCAATTATCAAATTGTACCGATTCCAGCTGCCGAACCGAAAGTTGTTGAAGCAAAACCACCTTTTCACGGAGATTATGAGGTATTACGTCTACGGGCAATGTGGGCTGTATGCGCCCAATCATATCACCAGAAGGTTCCAACAGCTGGACCAAATTATGTAGCAAATATATGCGATTGCTATGTAGATAGAATAAGAGCAAATTATAGTCAGAAAGAACTGGTGAGTATAACTAAACCCCAAGCAGAACAAATGGGAATGAAATATATAGGTGAATGTAATGCCGAATTTATGGACAGAATAGGAAGACAACAAGGTAAGGGTCAAGGTACGAATGGTTTTCCTAAAATTGAAATACCAGAATCGAAATTTGAGATATGAGAAAAAAGGACGTAGTAGACTTAGTATTACCTAAAAAGAACGGGCTCACGGAACCTGATCTACAAAGGCGACTCCATTTTGTCGCAAGGTTTTTAGTAACAATGTGTCAATTCTGTTTATTGATTTTGATGCTATTCTTATTATTTTACCAGATAGTTCCCGATAGTTCACGGGATCTAGTTTCAGCAATAACCGGAATGCTTGTCATCAGTCAGAAGGATGCAGTCCAATATTGGTTCAGTCAACATCATTCAGATAAAGGTCAATGAAAAAATTAACACTAATTAGTCTTACTACAGGGCTCCTCTTCGGAGCAATGTTGTTCTTCTTTGTCAAAGGAGTAAGGGCACAGGATAACGAAACAAAATTTAATGGGAATTTTCCCGCAAAACAAATTAGAGAACTATGGCAAGTCTGTAGTTTTACATTTCAACAAAGACATCCTCAATTACCCCAACCGTTGCGTTGGTTAGTATGTGACTGTTATACAGATATTATACGGAGAGATATGACGCCAGAATCGGCGGCTCGTTCTAATCCTGTAGAAGCCAAAGATTTGACAGTAACATTGATTAATGAATGTAATGGCTTAATGGGTGCACCTGAAATACAAACTTAATCACGCCATCCTTCACCATTAATTAAGTGGTGAAGTCGATGATTGAAAACTGTCCAAATCAATTTTACTAGGGAATCTTCAGCATAAGTTCCGTTATCAACTAATAATACATATTTTGGTTTCACTTTTTTCTCCTTGTTTTTAGTGGGAGGAGCGACATAATCAAGATCACTCGCTTTCATAAAGGGAATTATTGATTGGGGTGATGGTAATCTTCTCTTCTTGATCTGCTTCAATTCTATAAAAACTCATCTTCGATTTTTCACGCCAAGCTAGACACATCGGAGAAGAGAGATAGGATCTGTTCAAAGGTTCTTCTGCTACCTTTTTTGCGATGCGATCTATTATGATGTTTTCATCTTTAATCCACCATCGATCTTCCATCATATGAGCTACTGAGGTGGGGACTACGTAATCGTCATTGCTCTTATCTCTTTTTAAGGGTTTGGAATTCAGAATAACATCATCTTCTGTGATATACCCCGCTAATTCACTAATTTCTATTTCGCTTAAATTCTTCCCCATATTCTTTTTTGGTGTAATTAGAATTAATTAAAATTTTATTTTTATGTTTTCTTGGAGAACTTCCAGTATGTAAGTAATCTCCATCAAATAAAGCTAATCTATTTGCTTTTGGGGATATTCTTTCACATTCTTTCAAATCTTTATCTTTTGAAGCATCGTATCCAGTTGTTTCATTTTTTGATTTTACATTATAAAGTATAGTATCTCCATCATTATCATTTACATAAAATACAGCCGAAGTATTGGGAAACAAAAAATCTACGTGAGGAAGAGCTATAAATTCATCTTTTGACCAAGTAACCATATCTGCTCTCGCCCTTAAAATAGAATCACACTTAGCAACATCCATTATTTGGTACAACATCGGTTCTATATAAGCTCCGTATGGAGGCTGTGATCCCCTATTCTCATCCCAAAAATCATATGTAAGTCCATAGCTTTGTAAATCAGCTACAGATTTGTCTTCAGCTTTTGGATCAGTAGCATTACTTACATATTTCCAATGAAAATTAGAGCCGGACAAAAGTTCTAGTAGATTCTTATGATATGTTTTAGTCAAAAAATTATCAATTATTTCTAAATACATTCTATTCCGTCAGAGTCTTTCAAGCCATCCTGTGATGTAATATTTTTCACCTTTTAGGGGTGGATTCCCCCGATGCATATGTGTAAAATAAGCAGGCCAAATAAGCGTTTTTCCTACTACTGGTTCAATTCTCCTTGATTGATATAAAAATTCTGTTTCTCCTCCCTCTTCAGGAGCTCTTAAATAAGTCATCCACACTAATACTCTTGTAAGATTCGGACCATCGTGAACATTTTCACAATGCCACACGTGATATCCTTGACCAGGTTTCACTTTCTGTATTTTGAAGAAGAACTGTCCCAGACGCATATTTGCCATATCATATTTTTTAGCATATTCAGTATAACATACGTGTAGATCCTGGAAAACTGCTTGACATATTTGATCTGGGAGAGAACGAGAGGAGACGTAATCGCAAGGAACATCGATGCTTTCATCATTTCTAATTGTTACTGGAGGTGGATTTTCTACTGGACCGAGTGGAGAATTGCTATGTGTAAATCCTTTCTCTGAACATAAATCAAACCAATGAATTAAATCATTGCATAATCGAACAGAAAATCCAGTATCATATGTTTCGATAAAATCATCCATTTTCACTTCGCTCAATTTAGTATAGGTTGTTCATTGACTCGGCCAGTGACTGGATTTCTAGTTTGCGTGAATCTCGTTGAAATAGTTCCACATACAACCACACCCTCTCCAAGTTTTTCTAGATATTCAACAATACCTATAACTTCATCAGGATCAACGACCATCATCATTCCAATACCATCATTGAATACTCTCTTCATTTCTCCATTGGCTATTTTACCCGCTTTCTGTATAAACTCAAATTCCGGCGGTCTAGTCCAATTATCATTCCATCTTGGTCGTAGATTAAGATTCTCACCCATTAGTCTATTAAGATTCTCTCGACCTCCACCTGTAATATGACAAATACCGTGAATAGAGGGAGCATACTTGCGGAGTAGTGCTAATACTGTATTAACATAGATACGGGATGGAGTCAACAGTCGTTTAATTATTTCATCTCTATCCTTAGAACGAACCGCTTCCTTCTCAAGCCAGACTTTTCTAATAAGCGTATAACCATTAGAATGGAAACCGGATGATCTCAATCCAAGTATTACATCGTCCTCTTTGATTTGCTTCCCATCTATATAGTTCGATTTAGGACAAGCTCCTACACCGAATCCAGCAATATCAAAAGTTTCTATCTCTGGATGTATTGCAGTCTCTCCGCTGATTAATGGAGGTTTTCCTTCGAGTTCTTTTAATGCGTTATTGATACCATCTATCAATTCAAAATATTCATCACTAATGACGGGCACGGCTAGATAATCATTCATAAATAAAGGAGTTGCACCAAAACATACTATGTCATTGAATACCATTGCTACGAGGTCTTGTCCAAGATTCTTAATGCTTACCCCTTCAACGTCTTTGTTTTCTAGATATAACTTAATCTTTGTGCCAATTCCATCACAACCCGATACGAGGTAATCACCACCTACATCAACTGCTCCAGCGTGCCCACCTAGCCACGGCATTTTTGCGGCCAGTTTCACATTAAATATGTCTTGCTCGTGAAGACTTACTCCTACTGATTCATAATCCATACTTATTTTCTCATCTCTTTATATGTTGTTTTATTATGAATAATAACCTCGGAATTAGTTTCAATCCATAGTTTCGCACCACACCTTCTTGGGTTATCTGGACTATAAATCATTTCACTAGGACCAAGAATATCTACCTTACTACCATACCAAGTTTTTCCATTTAACTCAACTCTACAAACTGGTAGTTTTGTTCCTCTTTTATTATTCTGTTGTATAATATTTTTATTAATATGAATAATTGTTTTCACCATTTCCCATCTGGGCATTTACTTTGCTTTAATCGTGTTTTAACCTTGAGCATACATCCGCAAAGATTACAATAATTAATCCAACCTCGTGAATATAAATCCCTAGAATGTTCACAGTCTCCACAAATTTCCAAACGTTTGTTTGAAAGCAGTTTTGCTTCGCTTCCCATAAAACCTGTTACTGCTTTAACTGTGCCCCAGGCGCTTTTTTCATCTTCACAATCAGGACAAGGAACATTCGGATGTAAGTTCTTATCTTTTATCTCATATGTCTTTCCCGTCCAAGGATTAACTCCTGTTTTAGTTTTTTTCGCCATTTCTAGTATATAATCTGTGTTTTGGATGATCTTCGCCTTTAACTACTATATAAGGAAAGGGTTTAGGTCCTCTATTTTTCTCGTCCTGCTTTTTCCATTTTTCCCAAATATCTTTAGATAAGTCGTTCCGTTTATCTTTGGCGTCCATCTTATTATCGAACCCCGCCGCGACAATTTTTTTGACTTTCGTATCCTTGACACTATAAATGTCTTGCTTCGGATAACTTGGACTATTTACTATTACTGCCATATTTCCTCTCCATTTGTTCCTTAGTCATATTTTGAAAATTAAAATTGATTACTACTCTAGTTTTTTTATCAGTACAAGAAGTACCCCGATGTTTCATTCCCACTGGAAAGTAAACAAATCTATTTGCTACGGCATTGACTATTGTTCCATTTTCAAATTCTGTATATCCATTATTAGTATTCATATACAATATTCCAGTAGTCCATTCTCCTTCTAAATTTTTGTGTGGAATATCAGTATGAAATCTGCCTACTTCTATCTCTGATGTTCTTGGAATTAAATTTGCTTTTATCCTGTAAATGCTTTTAGCTTTTAGTTCGGTGTAAATGAAGGAAAAAACTCGGGCGCAAATCTCTGGTAGTTCTTTATCTCTTTCTATATCATAAAATAAGTGAGTGAATTGAAATTTATTCTCATCATCTAGATAATCAATACTATCCATATAATACCAAGGAATCTCATCTCCCAGCATTATCATTTGAAATTCTTGAAAATCGTCCGGATGTATGTAAGTATCAGTTATCAGTGGCGGTGTCATAATAAATATTTCCAGCAATTGAGATTCTTTCTTCTTTAGAATTATAAAAAGGATGAACACAATGCATCATTTTTGCAGGAAAAAATAACATATTTCCCTCTGATGTTTTATCTAAGTAATAACTATATTCTACAATATCACCCAACATTTGAGTATAATAAAATTCAAAATTAGATGCTCTGCCTTTACCAGTATTAGCATTAATTGATATTGCGTGTTGTTTTTTATAATCAGTAGGAATTTTTATCCATATCACAAATGTCCATACTCCAGTATGATTATGAAGAGGATTAAACTCACCCTCTTTTTGAAAATTAACCCACATTGATTCTAGACAATAAGATGCACTTGTCGTTAATATATCTAATTGTTGTTTTCCAATTGGAATACTATTATTTGTCAATTGTTGTATTTCATATTTAGGATAAGATGTTGTAAATTTACGAATGAGTTCAGTTAAAACGGTTTGATAAAACCAGTCGTCTTTGTCTTCTAAATATAGCACTTTCTCAGGCATCTGTGATAACTGATCTTCCCCCTGTTCTTTCGCAGTTTTAATATAACTCTGTAATTTCGTCATTACTAATGGTGATAACTTTGCTTCTAACCATCCGACATATTGTTGTGGGACTATTGATGTACAGTCCAAAATATTTAATCCTTTTATCATATGTTATCAGCCACAGTCTTATCTAATCTCAATTCTTGGAAGATAGGTAAAAACAGAGACCAATGTTCACTATTTTTATCCTTGATTTTTTCATTATATTTAACGGTAATTATCTTTCCGATAAAGTCTTCTGGATCACATTTTCGCTGTTCATCAATCAGACCCGATCCAACATTAACTTTAAGAGTTCCATCTTTTGTCGTACAAGAAAGTGAACCTATTAGACCTTCATATTTGCCTGTACCTTCAACAATTCCTTCAACAAGTAGGTCAGCCTCAAGTTCTGCTTTCATCTTCACTTGATATTTAGAACGTTTATCTTCCCAAGGAGAATCACCATTCTTTACAATAATTCCTTCTTCCTCGTTTGTTAATGCTTCATTGAAGATTTCCTCACAATCAGCATAACTTCCTACAGTTTCAGTTTGCAGGATACTAATAAGATTGTTTACTTGTCCTTTATGTACTTCATTCATTCTTTCCCGTAAAACATCAAGACGGTCAAAATATGGTATCTCACAAATTCCTTTTTTGAAATCTTCTAACGGAATCATATCCCAACATTCAAATCTAACACGTTTGGTTTCTTCAGGTGATATAGTTCCCTTTACTGCTTTATTTAGAATTCCATTACCCGTCTTTCTATCAAGAATAAACAGGTCATTCTCATCTAGTACAAGCAATTCACCATCAAGAACAGCACCGTGAAATACATCTAGATTTGCCAATGTAGGAGATTTGTAAAATACATTCTTCAGAAATTCATCAAAATGACCAGCTAAACTAATCTGTTTACCATTCCTTGAACGTACATCAACTATACCTTCTGAATCAATAATAATATTTGCTCTCATACCATCCAATTTTGTTTGTACTAGAGCAGGATATTTAATAGCCTCGAAAGCCTTTTTGTTAAATGCACTTGCTAACATACAAGGATATGTTTCGATGAATTTTTTACCAAATATTTTGTTCACAGTAGCAATGCTTACACCACACTTCAGGTCCTTCGTCACCACTCGTTTAATAACTTCCGCATTCTCTTCTGTAACACTTAATAAAATCGTTTGGAGATGATGAATAGCGGCGTTTCCAGTATACTCCCGTTTCGTTAGTGACTCTAACTGATTTAATGCCCAGTCCAACGACTTAATAGGAATATCTTGTTTACGCTCGTATTCAGGAATCTTTCTCTGATAATATTGAGTATATGGATCTAATGTTGCTTTCAGAACTCGTTTTAATAGTTCATTATCCTTGTTGACTGTAAGAATATTTTCCTTAAATAATCGTGAATTATCGCTTTCGAGATCGTTTAAAATATTAGATACTGATTCTTCTATTACCATTTTTCTCCTCTTGCTCTTCTATGTAATATTGCTAATCTTTCAAGATGTTCTTTGTGTAGTCTTTCTTCCTTTTCTTTCTCTTCTTCTTTTTCCTCAATAATCTTTAATCGATTCCTCTTAACTATTTCTCGAATATTCTCCTGATCATTCATATCAAAAATCCGTGATTACGTCCGTTAATTTAGACAGTCTATTCATTATAAAATAGTTATATAATTTCTTTCGACTGCCTGGTGGTTCTTTCTTAAATGCGTTCTCTATATCATTAATAAGCAATTGCGGAATCTTCTCAAGATTAACAAGTTCATCATTTCTTGCCCATCGTTTAATCATCTCCGCATCTTCACATATTTCTTCAGGTTTCTGAGTCAACCACACTTCTAATTTCTTTTTAGCAACTGGAGTTTGTCGTACTCCTTCAACAAGACAATCATCCGCAGATAAGAAATTTGGTATTCCATCTCCCCTATCTCCACGGATAATGTGTTCTTTAAGATACGCTATTGGATTTGGATGTCTGACAAACTTTTTTTGCATAGGAGAATATTGCTGGACTCCTTTGTATTTGTGTAGCTGAATAAAGTCTTTATCGGATGAGAGAATAACGATTTTCTCCTCTGCGTGATGATATTTGCATATTACGCCAATGACATCATCCGCTTCTGCTCCCATAACTTCAATGAATTTATAAGGGAAATGTTCTTTTAAATCTGATCGTAGCTGATCAAAAATTTTAAAGATGATTTCCCAATCGAAAGGAGACTTATCTCGTCCATCTTTTCGACCAGCTTTGTAAAGAGGAAATACATCTTTTCGCCAATAGTGGCGACTATCGTTACAAATAATCAATTCTCCATATGTCTTAGTGAATTGCTTTCTATAATTCCGAAGCGTATTCAGGATCATATGTCGTAACAAGTCCTCAGATACATCTCCTTGGGACTTAGCATTCATCATCAAATTTCCAATCATTACCTGATTGAAGTCAATCAATATCATTTTTCCTCATTTATTTTAAGAAGTCATCTGTCCAATCGGGAATATTATCTGGATCTGTATATATGCACCGAGCAAGAACCTTATCTCCATTTCTTACGTGAGCATAATATAAAGACTTCACAAAAGGATATGGAGTAATGCGAATAAAATTTTGCATATAATTAATATGAGTTGTCATTAGTTCACAATCTGCATATGGTACAGGAAATTCCATTCGTCTTTGTGTATATTCCTTAGTAAGTCCGTCAACCGCTTCAAATTGTGGATTAGCCGTTAATATGTAAACTATTAATATCCATTTCATAACAATGCTCCATCTTTCGATGGAGGAGCATTTACTTCTCTTATTGCATCTTTAAGTTCACGTATTTCTTCTGTCAACTCCTTAATAGCTTTGACCAGTTCATTTTCTTCTTCTTCTGGTATTTCATCTAAAAAATCCATACTAGAGTTTTTTCAATTCTTTGATAAATTCTTTGACTGTATTAGTTACTTTCCAGTTTTGAATCTGTTTATGGAGGTCTGCTCCCTCTTTCACCAACTTATCTTTTTCGTCTTGACAAAGAGAGTAAATTGGCATTTTTATTAGTGTCTCTATTATACTCACCTCAAAGTGCATTGTCAAGTCTTTTTTGATTGCTTTGCGATTTTTGTTTTTGAAATCCAATCTACCATCGATAATCATTTGAATGAATTTAATCTTTGCCTGAATGATCTTCAGATTCTCGGTCCCTTCTGATACAAGATACTCATATCTCTCATTGTATTTGAGAATTCGATAGTCACAAAAATCCTTGATAATATCAATAGGAGAATCATAGACTTTTAGTTTCCCATTGTGATCAATGACCGTAATATTCTCATTAATTTTCTTC